GGGATGTTGTATCCACCAAGCCGCACGACTGGTTCGACAAGGACACATTCCCGCTGCTGAAGGACTATTGCAGGCACATCATCCGTCAGGACAAGCTCAGCGACCTAATAAACCATTTTGAGGCGTCTGATAAGCCGCACGCCATCATGGACCTGGATCGCCTTCTGAGGGCGTCTGACAGGGAATCTAAGACGATTATGGCCCTGGCGACCAAGATGAGGCTCTCCCAGCAGTCGAAATACGGCGCCAGGCAGGCTGAGACGGCCGCGAGGCGGGGCAAGGGCGGACAGCAGGCCCCGTGGCAATTTGAATGATAAAGCGGCTCCCGCCCGGGAAGGAGCGGGTCGATAGGAACATCCGCTGGATCGAGTCGCACTGCATAGTGCCCGAGGGCTCTCTCGCCGGCCAGAAGATGAGAATGCGGCCCTGGCAGAAGCGCGAGATCGCCAAGATCTACGGGAACAAGCACGGCACGCGCCGGGCGATCATCAGCTTCGGACGTAAGAACGGCAAAACGGCCCTGGTGGCCTGTCTGCTGCTATTGCACCTGGCGGGCCCGGAGGCCGAGAAGAACACGCAGCTGTATTCGGCGGCCCAGAGCCGCGACCAGGCGGCCGTGGTGTTCGGCCTGGCAAGCAAAATGGTCCGGCTGCACCCGAAATTACGGGATTTCATCGGCATCGTAGAGTCCGGGAAGATCCTGTACTGCGAGTCGATCGGCACGCGCTACCAGGCGCTGTCTGCCGACGCGACCACCGCATTCGGAAAGAGCCCCATTTTCCTGGTCCACGACGAGCTCGGGCAGGTGAAGGGGCCGCGCTCCTCGCTGTACGAGGCCCTCGAGACGGCTTGCTCAGCCCATGACAACCCGCTGAGCGTGGTGATATCGACCCAAGCTCCGACGGACGGGGATCTGCTCAGCATCCTCATCGATGACGCTCTCGCGGGCTCCGATCCGCGTGTAGTGGTGAGCCTATACACGGCGCCGATGGAAGATGACCCGTTCCTGGTGAAGACCATCAAGAAGGCCAACCCGGCCTATGGCGACTTCCAGAATCGGGATGAGGTCAAGGCCATGGCCCGTGACGCTAAGCGAATGCCGGCGCGCGAGGCCGACTATCGGAACCTGGTACTGAATCAGCGCGTCGAGGCGCGCAGCCCGTTTGTTTCGATCGGCGTCTGGAAGAACAACGGCGCCGCCCCTGTCGAGGATTTCGCCGGCTACCCGGTCTATTGCGGGCTCGACCTGTCTGCCACGACCGACCTGACGGCCCTGGTGGCGCTGGCAAAGGTGGATGACTACCTGGACGTGCAGCCGACCTTTTGGCTGCCCCGTGAGGGCCTCTCGCACAAATCAAAGGCCGACCGCGTGCCATACGACCTATGGCACCAGCAGGGGCATCTCGATACGACCCCGGGCGCCACGATCGAGTACGAGTGGATCGCGTACAGGCTGCGCGAGCTGTTCGACAAGTGGGATATCAGGAAGGTCGCCTTTGATAGATGGAATTGGAAATTTCTACGCCCCTGGCTGCAGCAAGCGGGATTCGAGGAGTGGGAGCTGGAGCAGACGTTCGTACCGTTCGGCCAGGGCTATGCATCGATGTCGCCGGCCCTGCGCGAGCTCGAGACGGCGCTTTTGGAGAAGAAATTGAGGCACGGACTACACCCCGTTTTGACAATGTGCGCTGCTAACGCGGTGTGCGCCAGCGATCCCGCTGGTAACAGGAAACTTCGGAAGGACCAGTCAAGTGGTCGGATAGATGGGATGGTCGCGCTGGCGATGGCTGTCGCCGCTGCCTCTGACGACGAGGAAGATTACGCAGATGGGAGGCTGGTGGTCCTATGAAGCTGTTTAACTGGCTCCGCCGGCGGCCCGATACGACCGAAGCAAAGATCAATCAATTCGAGGACGTTCTGCAGAGGATCGTGGCTCTCCAGGAGGGCACGCTCGGCGGAAACATCACGCCGGAGACGTGCATGAAGTCTCCGACCGTACACGCGATTGTGACGGCCGTTTCGAGACGCCTGGCGGTAACACCCGTCCACGTCCTGAAGAAAGGCACGAAGGGCGGCAGAGAGTACAAGGAACCCCAGCCGAACCACTCTGTAGCAAAGCTGTTACAGAGCCCGAACCCCTGGCAGACCAGGTATGACTTCTGGATCGATGCTGCCAGCACCTTCCTGCGCTGGGGCCGATTCTTTGCCTTTAAGGCGCGAGGCACCACCGGCCCGATCCGCCAGCTGGTGCCGCTGCACCCGCGGTCGGTCACGCCACGGCAGGATGAGAATTGGAATGTCACCTTTGAGGTGGCGATGAAGACCGGCGAGTCCATGGAGTACCAGCCGAGCAAGATTTTCCACGCCCGCAGCATGTCGCGGGACTATCTGACGGGCGATTCGCCGGTCACTGACGTATCTACCACCATCGCGCTCGAGATCATGGCCGAGGAGTTCGGCTACAGCTTCTTCAAGAACGGCGCGCTGCCCCTGGTTATCTTCCAGTTCATGGCGGGCGCGGCCGGCTTCAAGGACCCCAATCAGCAGAGGCAATTCGTCCAGGACTTCCAGGAGGCCCTCGGCGGAAATAACCGACACAAGGCGCTCCTGCTGCCCAAGAACATCGATGTGCCCAAGACGGTGCCGGTCGAGCACGACAAGGCACAGTTTATCGAGACGCGGAAGCACCAGCGCACGGTGATTGCCGGCGCCTTTGGCGTGCCTCCCCACCTTGTCGGAGATCTCGAGCAGGCGCACTACAACAACGTGGAGCAGCAGGACAAGGACTTCACGGTGAATGTGGTGCTCCCGGTCGCCCAGGCATTCGAGGCCGCCATGGAGCGCGACCTGCTAACCAGGGAAGACCGCGCCGCGGGAATCATCATCAGATTTAACCTCGATTCCGTACTCCGGGCCGACTTCAAATCTCGCCAGGAAGGGCTCCGGCTGCAGCGCGAATCTGGGGTCATTAGCGCCAATGAATGGAGAGAGATGGAGGGCATGAACCCGCTCTCACCGGAGGACGGCGGCGACGACTACATCCGGCCGATGAACATGGCCACTCCTGGCGAGGAACCAGAAACGACAGAGGACCAAGACGATGCCGAAAACGCGAATCCAGACGCGACTTGAGCTCACGGCGCTCTCCGACCGCGAGTTTGAGGGCCACGGGAGCGTATTCGGGAACGAGGATTTAGGTGGGGATGTGGTGCTGCCGGGCGCTTTCAAGCGCACCCTGGCGCAGCACGTCAAGAGCGGCCGCCTGCCGCCGATGTTTTGGATGCATGATCCGGGACGAGTGGCCGGCAAGTGGCTCGATATGTACGAGGATGACGACGGGCTCCACGTCAAGGGAGTCCTGGCCCCCACGCCGCTGGGGGATGAAATACGAACACTGCTGAAGATGGACGCCGTATCCGGCCTGTCCATCGGCTACAGCACACTGGACGCCGACTACGACGACGACGGCCGGCGTCTTCTTAAAGAAGTTGAATTGTGGGAGGTGAGCGTTGTCTCGCTGCCCATGAATCCGCTCGCGCAGGTGACGCACGCGAAATCCCGGCTCTCTGAGCGGGGCGAGTACGTGCCGACCCGGCGCGAGTTCGAGCGGACCCTACGGGATGTGGGCTGCTCTCAGCAGGTCGCCAAGACCATCATTACGAAGGTGTACGAAGGCCAGCCAGAGACACGGGATGTGGACTCAGGCGCACGGGACGTGTCAGAGCCGGCGGAGCCCGAGAGTGATGTGGCGAAGGCGGCACAGGAGGTGGCCGAGCTCATGCTCGCGGCCGCCATCAAGCAACCCAAACTGTGAGGACTACTAACAATGGCCAATGAGCTGTTAACTGCCATCGAAGGCATCAACAAGGCCTTCGAGGAGTTCAAAAAGACCAACGACGACCGCCTGGATGCGGAGTCGAAGGGTAACGAAGCTCGCGCCAAGGAACTGTCCACCAAGCTCGACAAGATCGATGACGAGATCTCCACTCTCATGAAAGAGAAGCGGGCGATCGAGAAGCGTCAGGAGATGATGCAGGAACGCATCGAGATCGTTGAGTCGATGAATGACCGCCCGAAGGGCACCATTCAGGACAAGCTCCGGGGCGAGCACAAGGACGCTTTCATCAACTGGATGCGCGCAGGCGGCAAGTCAAGTGAGGCTGAGTCGAAGATGCGCCAGCTGGGCGAGAAGGCGAAGGAATTTAAGGATGTCACGATCGGCACCGCATCCGCTGGCGGATACGCGGTTCCCGAGGAGATCTCCCGGCAGGTGGACGCCCTTCTGCTGAAGATGTCGGACATTCTTAATGAGGTCAAGAACATCCAGGTCGGTACTTCCGACTACAAGGAACTGATCTCCATCCATGGCGGAAACTCCGGATGGGTCGGGGAGACTGGCACGCGCTCAGCGACCGGCACCCCGAACCTGCGTGAAGTCACCCCCACCTGGGGCGAGCTTTATGCCTATCCGCAGATCTCCGAATGGAGTGCCCAGGATATGTTTTTCGATGTCGAGGGCTGGCTGGTGGATGACATCAGCGACGGCATGGTGAAAAACCTGGACGCTGCTATCTGGAATGGCAACGGCACTTCTAAGCCCACGGGCCTGACGAACACGTCGCCTGTGAGCACTGCTGACCACGCCTCCCCGCTCCGTGCGGCGGCTGCGTTCCAGTACGTGCCGATGAATGCCGTCTCTCCGGCAGCGTTGAACCTGGACGACGTGATCGACCTGGTTTACAGCCTTAACCGTCGCTACCGCAGCGGTGCCTCTTTCGGGTGTAACACCAACACCCAGGGCTCGCTCCGGAAGCTGAAAAACAGCAACGGCGACTATCTCTGGCAGCCGAGTGTCCAG